GTTGAACGCGGCGGTCACCGGGTCGAGGACGGTACGGATGCCGAGGCTAACGGCGGCGTACGCGATCGGTGTGACGCGGATCAGCTCGCGCAGCGCTGCTACCCATTCCGTTACGGCGTACGCCGTGAGGTTGAACGCTATTCGCGCAGCGTCCACGATTCTGGTGAATATTTGCGTTTTTTCTTGAATCGTTGCGATTCCGTCGTAGAGGAATCCGCCGGGGAGAAACTGGACGGCGACGGCAACGGCAGCGATCTTCACGGCGTTGAGGGCGGCCTTTATGTCGTCCATGTGGGCTCTCACGAACGCTAGGCCCTGCGCGCCGAGCTGGCGCAGCGCAGCGTAGAGCTGGTCCACGATGACGCGGAAGTCGGCGCTGTTGCGGTAGAGCAGGATCAGGCCGGCGACGAATGCGGCGATGCCGATCACGATCAGCGCGATAGGGTTCCCGGCAACCACGAGGTTGAACACGGCGACGGCTGCGGTCGCGATGACCTGGGCGATCTTGAACGCGGCGAGCAGGCCCGTCCACGCCGAGATAGCGGCGTTTAGTGCGATGATAGCGGCGGCGATTGACGCGACGGCGACGACGGCTATCTCGATCGTCTTTGTGTTCGCGTTGACGTACGCCGCGATCTGGTTGAGTTTCGGGGCGAGCTCGTTCAGGATCGGGAGCAGCGCGGCGCCTAGCGTCTCTTTCAGCTCCTCGACCTGGAGGTTGAAGATCTTGAACTGGCCTGCTGACGTGCCGGCGGCCTCGGCTGCGGCGCCGCCGGTGACGCGCGCGAGCTCGGCGTTGATGCGCGTCAGGTCGCCGGATTTGATCGCGGCCTCGTTCAGGCCTGGCATGAGCTTGGCGAGCGCGCCGCCGCTGCCGGCGTACGCTTTCGCGAGCGCCTTGGAGACGGCCTCGAGGCTTTTGCCGCTGGCGGCTGACACGTCGACGGCGACGGTGAGGCCCGTCTGTGCTTCGGACAGGTCGCCCGTCGCGGTCGCGAGCTTTGCGAGGGCCGGGCGCAGCTCGTCATCGGCGACGCCCGTCGCAAGCGATAGTTTGCTGATGTAGTCCTCGGCGCTCGAGATCGCCGCGTCCGTCGCTTTCGTAACGCGCTGGAGTTGTCCGGCGAGCTTGACTTGTGCGGCCTCGTCCTCGGCTGCTGCCTTCGCGCAGTCAATGGCGGCCCCTGCGAGGGCGAGCAATGCCAGAGCTGCGGGTACGGCTGCTTTCCGCGTGACGTTGCTGGCCTTCTTACTCGCCGACATCTGGTTTCCGAGCGCGCCGGTAACCTTGTTTATTTCGCCGATTGCTTGGCCGGCGTTCGCGCCGATCTTGATGAGGACTTCGCCCGCCATTAGAGGACGCCCGCGTCGTCGAGGATCTGTAGGACGGCTTGCTGGTAGTTCCCGATAGCCTGCGAGCTCGTGGAGAAGTCTTTCACCGTCGGCTTGATCCAGTTTCCAGCTTCGTTTCGCGCGGCAAACCTGCCGTGAAAGTCGCCGTTTTCGACGCCGAATAGGAGCGCGGCGGCGGGAGCGCGGACGGTGCCGCGGCCCTTCCGGCTCTTATACGCTCGGCCTACCTTTTTGCTGCCACCGATAGAGACGACCGGGAAGCGGTCAGACTTGACTTTGATGCTGCGCGCGACGAGTTGCGTTTGTGGCGCGGGCGCGCCGTACGCCGTCAGTCGTAGGCGCTGGGCGAGATCGCCGGCGCACTCTTTTGCGGCCTCGCGCAGCCGTACGTTTGATGCTTTCCGCAGCTCGGCGTCCGCCTTCTTCAGATTGTCAAATAACACGAGGACGTTGGAGTCGTCGACGTGGATCTCGGACGGTACAGGCTTACGGGTTCTAGCCACGCTTCGCGCGCTCCTCGAGGATGCGGACCAGCGTCGACAGATCGGCGGCGTCTTCTCGCCAGAGGACGCTAGGCGCTATGCCCGTCTCGATGGCGAGGAGACCGATCATTCGGCCGACTGATCCGCTTGGGTAGGGTCCGCATCGTCAGCCTTCAGGTCGACGTCGGCGACACGCTTCCGCCACGTGTCAAAGCCGACGTCTTTTCCGAGGTCGAGAGCTGCGTACGCGACGTACAGCGTCCACGTCATCGGCGACTTCTGCGCGTCCGTCTCAATCTTCCGGCTTTGCGCGTAAGTCTCCCACTGGGCGAGAACGTTGATGCCAGCGGCGAAGTCGACGCTGGTCTCGTCCGTATAGGTAACGGTGCCGCTGACGCGGATCATCATTCAACGGTTCGGGTCGGATCACCGATCAGCGGAAACTCGAACGAGACGCTCGACTGAACCATCACGTCTCCGCCGATCTCAATCGGCCTGACCTGGCACGTGCCGGTCCAGTAGATTCCGTCGGCCGTGGCCGGGTAGAACTTGAAATCCGTTTCGGTGCCTGAGTTGTCCATGGCCCAGTTGACAAAACCGCCGTCGTCGCCCCAGTCGCTGATCGAGTTACCGCCGATGGTCCAAGTGACGGTCATCTCGGCGGCGGGCGCGGTGTCGGCGAGCGTTGGCGTGCCGTCCGTCTCGTTCACGGTCGGCATGAGGGAGCAGCTGGCGACTTGCAGCGAGTAGTCGTCGGCGTACGTCGGCGAAGTGCCGAAAGCGAGGGTGCCTGGTCCTAGGCGAGAATCTACGGGGGGCATGGTTTATGTCCTTTCGATGGTAACGGTGACGTTGAGAAGAATGGCGGGCAGGGGTTCGGCGTTCGGGCCGCCCTGCCACGTAGTAGGCGAATAGGTAGCGGTCTGGAGCGCGTCGGCGGCGTCATCCGCGGCCGCGTAGAGCAGGCCGAGAATCTGCGGCGACGGTGGGTCGCTCGAGACGACGTGGACGGGAACGATCAGCGTCCGCGTTGCCATTCCGCCGGTGGTGACGCTCGGCATCCCAACGAGGACGCCGATAGGTGCCGGATAAAATGCGCCGTTGTCGCGCGTCGCGGGTAGGCCCGCGTCGACGAGCTGGTCGACGACGGCGTCGAGCGCCTCGGGAATCGTCACGCCGTCACCGGCCGACGCAGCCCGATGAGGCGGTAGATGTCGCCGATGCGTGTCCCGAGGACGTCGCCCTGCATGTCGGCGCCGTCGCCGAACCCGGCGAAACCCGTCGGTGCCGAACGTGCCTGGTACAGCATCGCGGCCCAGAGAATCGTGCCGTAGATCACGCCGGCGGGGATCTCGACGTCTCCCGAGAAGTCGAGGTCCTGGCGTAGGAGCTCGACCTCGGCGCGGCGCGCGTCGACGCAGTTGGTCAGCCGCGCGTCGACTTCGATGTCGAGTTGGTCTGCTACGTCTTGATCTTCGATCCAGCTCATGGGGTTGCTTTCTGGGGGTGGGCGCGCCGCGGTGTGCGGCGCGCCCGGTGCGGTTTAGACGAGGCTGCTGGTGATCTTGATCGCGTCGGGAACCTCGACGTCGAAGCTGGCGAAGCTTGTCACGCCGAGCTCGACGTTCATGGTGCCGACGGCGTTCGCGCGCAGCTGGAGCGGCGCGGACTCGCGCAGCTCGATGACGTTCCGGTCGGCGCAGACGAGGGTGCCGTCTGCGAGCGCGCCGGTGACGACGATGTCGAGGCCAGCGATCTGGCCGGCGATACCGCTCGCCGTGGTCTGTCCGCCGGTGAACGGCAGGCTAGCCTCGGTCGCGAGCAGCTCGGCCCACACGTCGCCAGCCATGTACGCCGTCGTCGGGCGGCGGCCCGAGTCCTTGTAGATCGCGGCGGTCTGCAAGCCGATGGTGGCGAGGATCGTCGCGCCAGCTCCTACGGCTGCGGCCGCGTTCGTCATGGCGAGAGACAGCTTAGCCTCGACGGCTGCGTAGTAGTCCAGGATGATCTGGCGGAACACGCTCTCGCCGACGCCGAAACCGCGCTCGAGGCTGGCGACGGTCATGGAGACGCCGTAGGCCCACTGCTCGATCTCGACTTCGTGGTTGCCGATCGTGATCGCGTTCGACGGGGTCGGGTCGGACTCGGAGATCCAGCCGCCCTCGGGCGTTGTCGTCCAGATCGGCTTGTAGAGCTTCATGCCCTCGGCTGGCAGGGGTGCGCGGCGGACGTTGTTGGCGAGCGGGCGCTCGTCGGAGAGTCCGCCGATGATCTGCCGCAGGTACTGGTCCGGGACGAGGCCGACGATAGCGGCCGTGTCGATGACGTCGAGGGCTGCCTCGATCATGCGCTGCGCCGTCTGGTCGCCCTTCATCGCGCGTACCATCGTCGTGATGTACGTGTCTGCTGCCATGAGTGGCCGGGCAGCTGCTGTGGCGGGGATGGCTGCGATGTCGGCAACCACGCTTTCGTTCTCGAGCATTTCGGATCTCTCTTTCTCGTCCTCGGCGGTCGCCTCGGCTTCGTCTTCTAGGGTTTGATCGTTCTCGTCGTCGTCCTCTGCGGACTCGGTCTCTTTGTCGCTCGCGGCGACCTGCATCACGTCAGCGCCAGCGAACGCTGGGATCGACACGAGGCTGACCTCGAGCAGGCTGGCGGCGGTGACGGTGACGACGCCGTCGGCGCCGGTGGTGCCGTCGACGATCTCGGCGCCGATGCTGAGGCCGCCACGGCTGCCGCTTGCGGCCTGCGCGAGGGCGAGGTCGCCCTCGGCGCCGGCGTCGACGCTGAACCGGGCGAGCGCGCCGCCGGGCGTGTCGACGAGGTCGACGAGGACGCCAATCGGGCGGTTACGGTCGTGGCCGAGTAGCAGCGGCGTGCGCTGCCGTGCCTGGGTGAGGCTGCCGGCGGTGAAGGTGTACACGGTGCCGCCGAGGTTCGCGGTCTCGCCGTATGGCACGGCAACGCCGGTGATGGTCCGGCTGGCCGCCTCGGCGGTCCTGACGTCGATGTCAAACTTGAGCACGTTAGATGACTCCGGGTGTAAGGTCGAGGGCCGTCTGGCCTACGGCGGGGATGCCGAGATAGCTGCGCGCCTCGGCCTGGTCGATGATGCCGGCCGACACGAGGCCGAGCACGTACGCAGCTGCCGCCTCGGGATCGGTCCTGAGGAATGCGTTCACGTCGAAGCGGACGCTTTGGCCTCGCGGTGTGACGTTCGGCAAGCTGAGGGTGCGCTCGATGGTGTTGATGTACGGCGCGCATCCCTGCTGGACAAACTGCGCCGTATTCTGCGACACGTTGGAGTAGAGCAGCGCCGAGCTGTTCCCGGTCGGGGATGCGCCGATCATTGTCACGGGGACGTTGAAGAGGCGGGCGACGTCGGTCGCTGCGGTGGCTCGCGCGTCGACCAGCTGGAGATCCGCCGGGTTCAAGTCGACGCGCGTATACTCAACATTTTGGAGAAAGGCGACGGCGTTGGTGCGGCGGGCGACTTGGAATGCCTCGACGACCTCGGCGGCCTCGTCCTGGCCGAGCTCGTGGCCGACGTTCTGGAGGACGCCGGCGGGCAGCTCGACCGAGGCGAATCGGTTCGCCGCGTCCTCAAGTTGGATTGCTTGCGATAGCGTCCGCGCGCCGTACTGGAGCACGCCCTCATTCGATGCGTTGAAGTAGATAACCTGACCCGGGTCGAGCGTCGTGCCGTTGATGCGGTACCCGATGATCTGCTGGTAGTCGGTGAGGCGTTCAGAGAGGACGACGTCGACGTCGGTGATTGGGATTCGTCGGGCGCGGACGGGCAGGCCGCCGGGGTTCTCGCGTGTCGCGATGCCGTCGCGGGCGAGGATAATCCAGATTGCCGCGCCGTACCAGATGAGATCGTCCACGGTGCCGCTGATCGTGTCGACCCATGTCGTCGACGGGTCGGGCTGCGTTAGGAGCCAGCCCTGCCCGAGGCTCGTCGCGCCGCGGTAACGGTCGACGCCGAGCTGGGCCACGGTGTTGACGATTAGGTTTCTGCAGGCAGCTGCGGCCGCGATGCCCATCGCCGTGTTTCGTGTGAGGCCGACGATCCGCATCGTGGCGTAGTCGCCGGCGTACGAGGGGCCGGGATAGGTGACGTAGCTGGCCTTGACGGGGGCGACTTCTTCGCCAAATAGTCGCGTTGCGATGCTCACGAGACGGAAAGTATCACGCGCGTGTGCGTCAGGGTTGCCGCGCCGTCGTCACCTCTCGACGACGGCGCGGCGCGTGGAGGGAACCACGAGGCCGAGGGTAGCAGGTGCTGCGACGCCGGCGCAGCATCCGCCCACACGAGTGATGGTCGCGCCGCAGCTCCTCGAGTCTAGCGTGACGACGCGACGAGGTGACGGCGGCGGCCCGTCGGTGCGAGCTGGTGCCCGGCGGCCCACACCATCGCGCGGGCGAGATAGATCGGACCTTCACTGGCGCGCTGCGACAGCTGCGAGTGACCGTCCCGGCTTTGGAACGCGCTCGCCATGAGAACCTGTTCGGTCAGTGCCTGGTTGTCGTCGTGGCGAATGTCGCCGGCGATGATCGCGGCGCGCGTCGGCCCGTACCCAGCAACCTGGTCGCTTGATTTTACGTCGACTATCGTCGCG